AATTAATAACCAAAGGACAACAAGATGATTATGCGTCTATAAAAGGAATCGGAAGGAAAAGTGCTGACGATATTACTGAAAGGATTAAGAAATGGAATCAGTTGCAGTCTTAATTGTTGTTACTATATTGTTATTGTCTCCCTTCTTGGGATTTGGTTGGTTGTATGGAGCTACCTTGATTAAGAGACTTTTGGAAAAAGAGTGGGTAAAAGGTAAGGGACTGTTAAGTGGATATGAAAGATTGTCACCAGAGGAACGTATGAATTTGGAAACGAAGAGAATCGTTGGGGTTGTCTCCGAACGGGCGAAAGAAGATAAGACGGCATGGTTAAACACTCCAACACCTAAAGAGGCTGATATGCGGGCAGTAGAAGCTGGTATGAGAGCTGGACTACATGTTGAAGAAACTCCGAGAGGAAAGTGGGAAGAAGAAAAAGTACCTACTCCTCCGCCACCAGTATCTACTTTGCCATAAATTATGACCCAGGAATGTAACCATTGTTTAGGTCCAATGGGGACAATGACAACTATTGGGGTTGATCGGGACTATTATTACCGCAAGTGTTTTGCGTGTGGACAAGAGGAAGCACTTCCTAGGGCGGGTAAAACTTACACAGGATACAGTTTAGAAGCAGAGACTATCCGTGATTTTGAAAGGCGGGAGTACGCCAAGGATTTACTGCAAGCGTGGGAGCCAGGGGGAAAACCGAATGAATTATTTGAAGATGCGTATGGTGATCCTATAAAACGTGGGAAATCAAAGAAGGGTGCTAAAGTAGAAGATACCTTAATCAAAAAAGCCAGACAGAAAATGAAAGAAAGAGCGGGGAAAGCATGATAGATAAGTTAGCTCCCACATTTCAAGAACTGGTACATTTGGTTGGAGACAATGAGGAGTTGGCGTTGTTTGTGGTTAGATGGCTTGAGTATAATCGAAATGGTACTAAAGCGTATAAATCTCTTCACCCAAGCGTGACGGAAAAGTCTGCCAGTATTTTAGGAGCAAGGTTATTAGCAAAGGTTAGTACTACGGACATTTTGTCTGCTTATGAACTTGGTCCTGAAGCATATTTTGAGCAACTTAAAGGAGGGATGAAAGCGGAAAAGTGGAATGAGTTTACGGGGGAGAGAGAACCAGACCATAAAACCCGCAGGACTTACCATGAAGCATTGGGTAAGATTCATAAGATTGAGCAAGAGTCAAAAGTTGCTACTGCTACTCAGGTTAACGTGGCAGTCGGTATGTTCAACCATCCGGATATTGTTAAAGACTATTCGGTAGACGGAAGAAAATAATATGCAATCATTTGGAATAAATATTGACTACCAGAAGTTTATTGAGCGGAATTTCCTTATTAAAAACAAAGAAGGTAAGATCGTCCCCTTCATTCTGAACAAAGTGCAAGACGAATATTTAATTGATTTGTACAGACATTATGGATCGGAAATGCGGGGGGTACGAGACATGGTATTGAAAGCTCGCAAGGAGGGATTTTCTGCCCTTATCATGGGCATATTTGCTACTGACTTTATTTTAGCAGACTCACCTATAGCTAACGTTACTATTTCCGATACCAAAGATGAAACCAGAAAACTATTTAAGCGGGCAACGTTTTTCATTGAGTCCATGTTGGTTAAAAAGAATCAGACGTTAGACAACCTGTGTGAGACAGCAAATGTCAATGAACTTCGTAACAAGCATAACGGGGCAGTGTGGTGGATTGGTACAGCAGGAGCTAAAGCTGCTTTGCGAACAGAGACTGTACAGAATATTCATTTTTCGGAAGGGGCACACTTTCCTGATACTGATATTATTACTGCCCGGGAAACTTATGAGGGAGCTATGCAGATGGTAGATCAAGGGATAGGCAAGATATTTGACGAATCTACCGCCCGAGGGTGGGGCAATCATTATCAGGAACGATGGGAATTGGCATTACAGGGAGGCAGTGAGTTCCGGGCTATGTTTTTTGGGGCGGAGAGAATATACTCAAAGGAGTGGCTGGTTAGAAAGAGAACCCAGTTTACTACGGAAGCTATGTTTAAACAGGAATACCCCAGTACGCCGGAAGAAGCGTTTATGGCTTCCGGGTCTAAGTTCTTCGACAGCGGCGCGTTGAGTTGGTTGAAAGACGATATGGTTAAGAAGCCTTTGGTTGAAGGTAACTTGACAGAGCAGGGGGAGTTTATATGATTGTCCAGCCCAAAAGGGGAAGGTATGTGGCATATTGTAATCCGTTTGCGGACTAGAGACCGGAAGCCGACGGATACTATGATGTGTCTATGATCTATTTCACCGGTCTAGGTAGGGGTGGAAAGGACGACAAAGTTGCCTGGATTCAAATTAAGAATTATAACTTTGATAATGATGACTCTTGGGATTTAAGCAATATAGTCAATAGACCTGGCAAAAAGAATTTTAGGTTGTATAAGTTAAAAGGTGTTAAGGTTTTGAAGGACATGACAAAACCGGAAGGGGGGTGACTTATAGTGGAGGAATCAATCAACAGAAAATGTATGGATTGTGACAAAGACTTTGAGATTACGCCTAGTGAGCAAAAGTTTTTTACGTCAAAGAAATTGGAACTGCCAAAGCGTTGCCTCTCCTGCCGCCGAAAAAGAAAGGCGGAAAGGTTACAGCAATGAACTTATGTACTGTCTGCGAAAGGTTGGTAGTAGAGTCTAACTCGCTTAGGAATGTGTATTATTGTACTAACCCGAGGTGTCCCAGACTAGGTTTGTTAACTGTCTTTGTCTTGGTGTCAAAACCGAAGGAGGAAAAACCAGATGGTCAAGATTTACCGCAACCTAGAAGCGAATGAAGACCTAGTAATTGCCGGAGATCCGGGGGAAGGTGTGTCGTATTGTGCTGCTGTGGCTATATCCAGAAAGTACAAAGATACACCGTTGGTTTATCATGCTCGAACAGAGTCACCTAACTTTGGATATGAGCTGAATAAATTGGGATTGTATGTGCGAAAGAAGACGGGGGAGATGCCGTTGATCGCAGTAGAAAGGAATATTGGCCAGGCAACTATCGCCAAGTTGTTGGATTTGGGTTATCCCTATGACAAATTATATCGGCAGAAGAGTTTTGATCGTATCAATCGTAAAGAAGAAATTCGGGTAGGTTGGGTAACTACATCAGCCAATAGACGAAAGATGCTGGATGATTTAGCGTTTGATATACGCAACAAGGTACTCAAAATTTATGACAGAGAAATTATTGGCGAAATGTTGACGTTCATTATCAATGAGCGAACCAATGAACCTAGACCCGAAAGCGGCAAGTTTTCAGATTTAATTATGGCTTTGGCTATTGCTAATCAGGTAAGAAAAGAAACAAATACCGAGGCTTCTTGGGCGCCGCAGGTAAATAAGCCAGAGGACAAGCGGAGATTGCCAGCAACAGCGGAAGGTTTCATTGTTGAGCATTTTCAGCCAAAGCAGGACTGGCGGAACGCTTAATGTTTGACAAGAGCGTATACTTAATATATACCTATAGTTAGTGTGCAAACAGCCTAATGGCAACTCCCTCTGGAAGCTTTGGAACTGACGATATAAAAAAGGAAGGTCTTGGTGAAGTCCAGGATTTTTTCACTATCGACAAGAGCGATGATGAGTTGGTACGGATGATTGACGGTAAAATTCGTAAGGCATACGGGGAGTACGAAAAACTAAAAGAAGAAGGTAAACTTAATGAGAGATACTGGGCTAGAAACCAGCTTGAAGGTATCCAACTTTACTGGCACAATTCTCGGATAGTTCAGAACAGAATTTACATGTCGGTGGAAACAATGATTCCGATCATTACTTCCAAGCCTGCAGAACCAATGGTGAGTATTGCTGACGATGAGGAGGAAGACTCGGAGAAGTCAAAGAAGCTGACGGGCGGGATTGAAAAAGTATTGCTAGATAAATACTACGATGAGGAAAGACCGCAACAGGAAGTATTTGAAATGATTGCCCGGCATCTGCTGTTGTATAAACTAGGTATTCTAAAAGTAGTATGGAGCGAAAAGGATAACGATTATTATATTGAGTTTGTTCACCCGCACAAGGTAATTATCTCACCGGACGGCCATTATAATGAGGATGTATGGGTTGCCCAATACCTAGAATGGTCGCTACAGGACATTGTAGAGGAGTTCCCTGATAAAAAAGACAGTATTATGGCCAATCTTTTTCCCGGGAAAACTCCGCCGGAGAATATGATGGGTACGCCAGTAGGCTTCTGGGAATATTGGTCGGAGGACGGAAAATATCTAGTTTGGAAGATGCACGATACTATTCTACAGAAGAAACTTAACCCATATATTAAGTGGGACGATGACAAATCTTTTGATGAAGCGGGTAACCATTTTGATACTCCCCGTAAGCCATATATGTTTCTTAATTCCCAGAACCTGGGCAGGCATATCTGGGACGATACGACCCCAGTATCGCAAGGTATTTCTTTACAGGATGGCATTAATTTAATGCAAAGAATTATTGTAGATACTTCTAAAGATCAAGGTATTCTAGTAGGAGCTAATGAGTTAATTGATCGGGATGAGCTGTACAAATATACCGGAGCACCAAATGAAAAATTATCAGTTAAAGGTGGTGATCCAACTAAGGTTTTGTATAGGGTCCCAGCTAAACAGTTGCAGTCGTTTGTGCAAGAAAATTTGTCGCATCTGGAAAACGCTTTGGATAATATCATGGGAACTCATTCTACGACTCGGGGTGAACGGCAAGGTCAGGAGACAATGGGTGGACGACAGTTGTTAAAGGAATCTGATTTTGGCCGTATTGATGCAGTTGTCCGGGGAATTGAGAGAATGGCTAGTGAATTGTACAACTGGGAAATGCAAATGATGGTTATAAAGTATAAGAAGGAGCATTATGCCAAAGTATTGGGTAAAAAGAATGGGGCTGAACTGAAAGATGGAATTGATGAGGCAGTCAAAAAAGGTATTAAGATAATAGTTAAGCCAGGCTCTACTTTGCCAACAGACAAGATTTCCCAGCGGCAGGAGGCTATTGAGTTGGCCAAGGCTAACAAGATTGACGCTATTACCTTCTTTGAGCGTATGGACTTCCCTAATCCTCGGGAGAGCGCCAAACGGCTTTTGATGTGGGAAGACCCGAAGTTGAGGTTAAAGTTTTTCCCCGA